GTACCCTCCAGCCGAGGGGGCTCGCCCATACCCTCATTATTTGACGAAAAAGGGCGCTGTTCTGATGAAATAATGCGGTTTTTATCTGGCTCGTTATTTGGGGAAAATTTTGCCGCCCTTATTTGCGAAATAAGGCGTGTTGTAATTTCATGATGACACTCTTTACACAGCGCCACGAGGTTGCGAGGATCGTAAAGACTGCCGCCTTTATGTAGTGGTACAGAGTGATGAACTTCCGCAGAAAAGCGTTCTTTACAGCGTTCACATATGGGATTGCGCGCCCGAACAGACGCAGCCAAATCAGACCAGCGCCTGCCACGCCATCGCTTAGGAATTTGAGTTGAATCATTCACGTTGCTTTCTGTGTTGTTCGATCACCTGAACAAAGTCACCTAGATCAGCCAGACGCAGACTCACTATCCAAGCGCAATTGTCAGCGCGAGCCATGACTATTGGTACGTCGATTGGTCTTACTCTGGATCGTTCCGCCTGCTGTAGCCATGTTTCAACGATTAGCCCGCCATCACGGCGTTTCACCTCAACGATGATGCCATCACCGGCTACATCAGCGCCACCATCGACGCCATTTCTGGCTTGCCTAGTGACGATTAACCCTACAGCGTCGCATAATTCCTGCGCTGCTTCGCGTTCCCCAACAGCGCCTTTTCTGCGTTGATATGCTGACATATCAAGAATGCTACAAAGTTATCCACAAGTTATCCACAAAAAAATATAATTTTACCTATTGACAGCCACTAATCGGCGTGTTACGTTTCCGCTGGCGTTCCTGGCGAAACGTAAACATACGCAGTTCTGGAATGGTTAGAACAGAACCCACAGCCACGTTGTTAAAGAAATAAAGCAAATCGAACCGAAGTGATAAGCCAACAGATACGATATGCGCATGCGGAAGGAGTCCCAGCAATTGATCAGAATCGCACTACTTAGAATTGAAACAGAGCTACGCGATTCGCGTACTGACTGGGTAGTAACAAAGAATTCATTTAATGGACTCTGGGAAGCAATTCCACGCGAAGAAATGCAGGATTTTCATAGCTGGACAATGTGCTGTGGAAATAAAAAAGCAGCAGAGCGTAGATTATCCGCACTCAATCGCGACCACTCGATCACAGTCACCGCAGCACAATTACTAGCGGTAAAAGCCTAAATTATGCAGGATTTCGCTACATCCTCTCTACCTCTTGCGTTTAACAGAACATATAGCATTCGTCGAGGTCGCGCGTAATGCCGCGACTCTGCTTAACTAGAAAGCCAGGGGAAAGCCTAGTTTTTCAGCTATTAGGTGAAACTGTCGAAGTTTCTTTTGATGGCATCATTGGAAAAAAGATTCAAATTTCAATAGTGGCAGCGCGTGAGGTCTTCATCATGCGCAGTCGCTCTATTCACTCTGAAGACCTAGAGGAAGGAATCCCATGCCAAGAGAATTGATAGATCCGTTAGCCGCTGCAAAGGTGCTGCAAGTCATCATCGACGCTAGACACGGCCTGAGCAGGCTGCTCATGCAAGCCCAGTCGAATGATAAGGGTGAGCCAGCTACAGAGTCTGTTGGTCACATCACAGCGCTACATTCTTACATTCGCACAGTCGATTCAGCCATCTGGGGCGACGACAACGGTAAAGGCGGCGTAATCATTCGCGACTTAGATCGTGGCAGCGATGCGGGGAACCCATGACAGAACTTATCTTCATACTGTTCTGCGGTCTGTGTCTGCTGATCTTGTTAGAAACTGCCTTTGCAGACAATGACATACCTGAAGACGTTGTTAGGAGAAAGAAATGAATATCCATGACTGCATCAGCGAAATGCTGATACTTAAGAACAGCGTCGCCCAGCTGCTGGACGTCCTGCCAACGCTAGATCCTGATCGCCACAATAAAGAAGAATCGCTAGCGCTGTATGACGCTGCGGTAGATCTTCGCCGCGTCAGTAAACAGTACGCAGACGCTGTAGAAGATGAATTCATGTTCTTCTTCTTACAGTCCAGACCGAACGGTATCTATCGAGAGTGTGGTACTGGATTGAAGCTGAAGAAGAAGAAGATCTATTCAGTACGCGACGATCAGCGCACAGTCGAGAGTCTGATTCAATTCGGCGGGGGATCATTCGACTATCTCAGCCGCGGCGAGAGGGGCGCATTCAGTAGCAATCCTTGGAAGATCTCAGTGATCCGCAGCATTTGCGGCGACGATCATCTGTCAATGTTGGAAGAAGAAAACGTATCAATCTGTCTAGTCAAACCAAAACCAGAAGGGGTATAGCAATGGACGTAGGAAAATTCATGCAAGGGGCATTTTTGCGCGCAGCAGACTTAAACGAGGGCGATGTAGTCACTCTAGTGACTGGCTCGACCACGAAGGATTTTGATGACGGCGAGCGGATTATTTTGGCGACTGAATTCGGTTCAGTCGTCTTGAATAAAACGAATTTGAAGCGGATAGCAGGGGCTTTCGGATCAGATACTGATAGGTGGGTTGGTCGAAGTGTCAAGCTGTGCAAAGAGGAAACAAACTTTGCAGGAAAGCAAGTCGACTGCATTCGTGTCTACCCAGACATCCCAAAAGAAACTAGACCGCTACGCGATACTCGAAAGCCTGAGACGCGTCCGAAGCATTCGGTAGACCCTGAAGACATCCCCTTTTAAGTTAGGCACATAATGCAAAAAGAAACAACGTTTCTTGACGTCATGGCTATCTATCGTCGATATCGCAGGGCCGGCGGTATTGACGAAGCAGAGAAGATGGCGCGCGCGGCGATTGGACTTATACGAGAGTCTGATCAAAGCGCCGTCTATCTTCTCTATCTTGAATTTGAAGCGAACCTACGCACGCTAGATAAACTCACGCCGCAGACATATGAGCGCGTCGCTCTGGATGATTTAGAAAGCCTTAGGGACGTTCAGCCCAGAGACGTCCTAGTAGAAGGTGTGCTACGCGTCAACGAAGTAGCGTTACTCATAGGCGCGGCGAAAGCCAATAAGACATGGATAGGGATTGACCTAGCACTAGCGATTACTGAGGGTGCTCGCTTTATGGGTGCTTTAAATTGTCCAATGGCAGGGGACGTGCTGTATCTGGACGCCGAATCATCGCGCGAGATGCTCGCTGAACGCTTCCGTCTATCGCGCCTAAATTCACCTAAAGAAATAGGCAAGCTGTCGATACTTTGTCAGCGCGGGAAATCTCCTGAGACGGTGACAGATGCTTTAGACATCATCGCCCAGGGGATTAGTCAGTCTCAAGCCTCTTTATGCATAATCGATACGCTGAGTGCATATTTTCCCATTGCGAACGAGAACGATAATGCTGAAGCTACGCACATAATGAGCCGTCTCGTTAAAGTCGCTGAAGATTATTCATGCGCTTTATGCATTGTTCACCATACGCCAAAGCAGTCCGGCACGAAGCGCACAGTAGTTGACGCGGCAGCTGGTGCAGGGGCATATAGTCGCCGCGCTGATTCAATTATCGCTGTGCGTCAAGAAGACGGCGAAAACTACGTTGATATTCGCTGTCGATCATTCGCCCAGATAGAGCGATTCGTAGTTACTTACGGTGCAAATATGAGACCGCAGGGCGAGCGGTGCAGCGGAATTACTCCGCCCGTCGAGAGAAAGAGGGTAAGGCGTCTGGGTCAACTGATATAGTCAGATCCCAGAAGCCTTTTGGGCATGATGACTTCAATATCTTTGCTTTCTCTGGAAGGCTAGTCATCTTACTTTTACCGCAGCCACAAGTAGAACAGTGGCCTACTTGCTCTGGCGTATCGAATGCGACTTGAAAGAATTCGCACGAATAGCAAGTATTCAGCCGCGCCGCTTGCATTTCTTCTGTAGCAGGTGGCTCAAATACTTTGCTTGCCATCGCCTGGATAAACGACAAAGCACGTTCCATCAAAGCGGGCGGGGTAGTTGCGCTTGCTTTGGCTTTGTATTCCGCTGTGAGACGCTCGACATACTGCGTTTCTGTTTCGCCGTCTAGTTTCGCTTGCGGTGATGTCGACTTTACTTCGCCACGAATACGCTGAAATTCTGGACGATTGCGAGAACGCTCTAACGAGTTTAATGATTCTGCATTCATCATAAAAATATACATCCTTGAAATGAACTAAAGGTAGCTGCATCATTGACAAAATTAAAATCAAAGTCAACGTTATATTGACTGGCTACGCAAGTCGAATCAGTAAACCCTGTCACTGTGCCTACCCAGCCGTATTCACACTTTGACGGATAGCAGAAGTCTGTATGTACAGTTGGTCCAGGTGCGCTAGGTGGATTGCTGCACGTCCCAGAATTATCTACAGACATTCCACCGGCTGAGAATTCGCACGGCGCCCCAACAACAGAAGTTCCATACCAAGATCTAGTCCTAGTGCAGTGTTGCAAATTGCAGCAGGTATTCGGCGCTGTAGTAATGAGGTCAATACTCATCCCATGCGCGCGATAGTCATACATAAAAGTTTCTGTACGCCATTTGTAAAAGTGCTGTAAACGAGCCTTGAAAACTACGTTTGTAGGAGTTGTCGAGAACAGCGTCCAGTCGTCGCTGTTGTCTGGCATCCATTCATTCAAATTTACTGGCCTAGTCATGATGCGTCTGAATTCATGTACTGGCTGATACTGTCCAGTTGTTGTATTTAACGCATCTGGCGGAACGCGTAGCCCCATCCAATAGTTTGGACTTCCAACGATAGATATTCTGCCTGTCTTCACTGGGTCCCAATTTATTAGCGCCCATGCTGCAAATTGTGCAGCCGTACCGTAAAAGCCATAGGTGTATACGAAGCCGTTATACGGTCCGCTTGTCATCGTCAGTGTAATAGTCACCCATGGCAAGTAGCCGCCGGTTGCATTGTTCGGCGAGTATGGGCCGTTTGGGAAGTTGCCCCACGGCGTCGATACGTCATCGTCCGGCGGTGGACCAGATAAATAGGTGAACCCAGTCAGCATTGTCACCGGATCTAATGTGGGATCTACTCGATGATCGTAAAGCCGAACGCGCGCAGTAAACGTATCCCCAGTCAATGAATTAAACGTCAGCGCTGTTTGGTACGTGCCTACTGGATCAGTCGAAAGTAGTGCGCCCGCCGCTACAGCTGCGGCGAATCCGTAAAAGCTCGTTATGACTGGCTCTGTGGTGTAGACAAATCCTGCATCGCCTGGACAGCCTGAAGCGTTTCCGCATGGATCGCCAAAGAAAGTAGCCATAGCATCGCGAACACAGTTTGTATTTCCGTAGAGAAGATCACATCCGCACGCGACAGAGCCACAATTAGCCGAACCAAAGAAGCCGCAGCAGGTCGAGTAGTTTAATTCTTCGCAGGTATCGGGCGCTAAATCTACGCCTGTCTTCTTACAAAGCAAATTAAAATTGACAAAGAAAGAGCCAGGGGTGTTTGTGTCGTTTACGAACCATTCACATTGTGTACCGCCAGCAGGATTTGGACAGCCAAAAGCACTAGGCACTACGCAACAGCAGGGATCCTGCCCTTCTGGGAAAGCATTGCAATTGCCTGTTATTGTTTGACTTTGTAAATATGGGTCAATGCCGTTATATAGGCATGGATTGCCGCCTGAAGGGCCAAATGATCCGTAGGTCGAATTTACAAAATCAGTTCCTATAGAAAAGTTTGTGCGGATTGATTTGGGTGGGTTGCATTCGTATCCGTCGCAGCTCATGCCTTTAATCCATGGCTTATAACAGCCTGCAGGAATTGCACATGGTGAGCATTTTGCGACATATAAATTAGGCATCGTTACGCTTCCTAGTGAATATTGCGAGCAGACTTTTAATCCATGCGCCTATGCCGCTTTGAAACATCAGCACAATAAAAGCAATGGTAAACAGTAAACCAATTAAATACGCAAGCGTAGTGAGCCATTTACTCTCAACGTTCTGCACGTCTGGCAATGCGCGAATAACTGCATTTATTGCTTCAAGTATCTTGCCCTGTTCGTCAATTCCGCCTAGGGATTCTGACTGAATGACTTTTGTATCTGCGTCTGGCTTGCCTGCCTCTTTATAGATAATTTCAAATCTAGCTCTACTTGAATGCGCTAGCGATGAAATATCAGTAGACGATTCTGCAATTTTACTTTCGCCGCTGCTGCACGAACAAAGCAGGATGAGAAGTAGAAGACTTAGCCGCATGTGCCACCCAAGCCGTTTGGGCGATCAAATACAAATATGACTGTTCCTTCTGAATTCAGCCATTGATAAACCATGACTACGCCGCGGACTGGCTGTACAGTCAGCCCGGCAGGGATATTTGCAATGGGTGTTCCGTCAGCGAGTAGACCAGTTGCGAGCGCTTGATATTCCCAGAGGTTATATGCAGGGACATCGGTAGCAGGGGTGACATATGCAGACAGATCAAGATGTACTGCTGTATTCGTTGCAACATTTGCAGGCGTCGCAGTGAGGTTAATTTTCTGTATTCGATAGTTCCATCGGTTTGGGCCTAAAACTGTTGTTGAGATTATGAATCCCATCCAGTTTGGCAGATTAAAACCAAACGGTGAAGCAGCTGTAGGGTCGCGCGCTTCCTGCACGAATTGCGTCTGCTTTGCGATGTTGTTTGATACGGTCGCCGATAAGCCAGGAAGCCCAGTCGTAAAGTATGGGTTAAAAATCGTCATGGATAGCCAACCCATGCAGGCGAAGGCGCTTCAATTTCATCGAATGATGCTGACGGCGATAACAAATTTAAGTTATAGAGAGAATTTGCTACGGTGCGATTCCAAGGCTGATACCAGTACGCAGCGTCTGCTTGCTTTATTGGCTTGCCTGCCCATGTGCTTACATTTGTCATCAGCACGCCGCCAGTAACGTTGGGGATGACTCGCTGTTCAAGATGTCCCCATTGGTCTGCCAAGAAGCTGAGGGTATAGGTGTCCCACGGATCTTCCGTCATTGCTTGCTGGAATCCAGTAAAAACAACAGTACCAGCAGGGTAACTTAAAAATGAAACTGAATTTCTCTTAAATAGTCGCTGATTCCATTCGATGGGGAAAGCGTCTGGGTTTGAATTGGCAGCCTCGTAGCTGCGGTCTATATGTAGTTCAATTTCAAGAGTGTGATGCCATACGCGGTAATTTTCTGGCGTCCCCATCATGTCGACTGGAGTGCCTGCAATGACTGCGGTAGGTGGCCATGCTGCATTATAGTTTGTTGGAAGTACCGTAGGGTATGTCCATAGCTGCACATTACGAAACGAGCAGCGCCTAGAAAGTCTTTGCCAGCCCTTTGGTGCCGCTTCGCCGTCAAGATTCAAGCCATCATACATATAGCCTGTGTATTCAACGTCCATTTGGAACGTATTCACATTGAGCTGCTTGTATGTGATGGATGTACAAACAAATCTACTGTCGTCTATATATCGAGTGCGTATAACTGGCTTCGTGCTGTTTCCTGGACCAGTAGAAGTAAACACAGCTGTATCTAATCCCCCAAGCGGCGAATCATCGTTATATCCACTCGTAGTCAGCGTGTAAGTTTCTGAGATGCGAGACGCTAAGCCCTTCTGTGCAATATAAAGTTGCTTAGAAGTGCGAACGCAATTTGTGATAGTTACTGATGGCATTAGCGCTGTCCTCTTGTATTTCTGGCGATTACTTGTAGTGCTTCTGCGTTTGTCGCTGCAAATGGATCATTTGCTGCAATTGCCGCGGCATTGACTGCATCAAACTGCGGCATTGCTATGCGTGCATTTTGTGCCTGAACTTCTTCGGGAAGTTCTGGTAGTGCTATTGCTCTGCTTACTTTCAAAATGTTTTGCTGTCCGAAGTCAGATAGACCTACTTGATATGAATCAGAAGCCTGAGCAATAGATTTTGCAAATGATTTTTTTGCTTCTTCTGTGTCGCCGCGTAGCAATTCAGTAAGTGCGTTAGCGTTATTTTCTGCTATCGAATAGACGCCGCCTACCCAAGTTGAAAACGCAGAGGCTAAGTTTGGCAGGGCGTTTGTTTTGCTTTTCAGTGCGTCTGCTTCTCTGTTTGCAGATTCAACGGCATTGGGTGCGTTTTGCTTCGCTAGAATTTGGTCATTTTTCACCTGTGCGATATCTCGCTGTGCGCCTGCGCGCGCAGCATCTGGCGAATACGTTTCAGATAGTTTGTTGACGCGCTGCCCCATTGCGTACAGCTCTTTTAATCCGCTGATAGCGCCTTGAATGCCGAAGTATCCGCTAAGCATTCCAACAGCGCCGGACGCCTCGCCTTGAAAATATCCTCTTAACTTCTGGCTGATACTGCCTGCTTGCCCTTTGAACTTTTCAAGTTGCGCGACTGCCTTTGTGCCATCGGCGACGATGGTGAGAGGTAAACGAATTTCAGCGACTTTTTCCATGTTTAATCATTTCCTCGAAGCCGTCGACAATGTTCGTTTTTTCCTGTAGCCAGTACGCCACTTTTTTATAGTCTGATCTTGTCAAAGCGCAAGCAATAACCGTTAAAAGATGCTCGACTCTCTCTGCAAACACTGGCTTTTGTAGTGAGCCAATATCCGCATCACCGTTCACTAAACCTTCTGCTAGCAGGCGATCTAGTCGCCCGCCTGCGTAGGGTTTGAAGTAGCTAGGGCGCAAATCTCCTCTACCAGTTTGGGATCTGCCTCAGAGGCTTTGAAGCCGATAGGAAAGAGTGCGCTACCGTCGCCATCGCGTACTAGTCGCGCCCACAGTTCCACAATTGGTAGCTGTACGTCGCTAATTGTTGGTCGCCGAACCTGTATATCTCTGTCCAGAATGACAGACCTAGCAGGACGCCAAGCGGGGACTACTCTCGAAAGGTCGCTGATCATGCTGCGACTATGCCAGTAATTTGTAGTTCTAGTGCGACCATTTCGGCGCTGTCGCCCTTTGTTGTCTGGGTGTATGAAGTAACAATGCAAGTTCCTGCATACGTGCAGACAGATAGCGAATCACGATATGTAAATGCGACTGATGCGCCGATTGTTGTCTGTGAAAGAAAAGCGAGTTGCGCTGTCTTTTCCGCTGAAGCTGTCGCAGCTCCTGGAATTTGAGCAGAAAGAAAACAATTCAGCGACATAGTGCCGCTAATTCTTCCTGGCAAGAATGCTTTATAAAAATAACTGAGTGGCGTGCATTCAATCGCTTCTTTCTCTAGTTTAATTGTGCCATCCTGCACAATGAAAGCAATGGTTGCGAGCGTGATAACTGCGCTGGTGCCTGTCTGCGGTACGAATGCCATGTGAATACTCCTGTGTTAGTTTTGGTGGAACATTAAAAGATTGATCATCGAGTAGCGTGTACGGTCAGATGCGCCAGGTATCGATTCTTCTAAATACCCATGAGAAGCGCCTGTAACCCTGCATGAAAAGACAGTCTCTGTACCGTCTGTCCAGCTTTCGCCGTTTAAGTCTGTAGTTAGAGCTTGCAATATGTCTGCTGTTGTTTTTAATTCTCTGGCGAGTATGTAGACGTCAATACTCGACTTCCAAATCTGGATATTTGCAGGGATTGCCGTTTCCATATCCTCTGACTTCACTTCATAAATTAGTAGATTGGTTATCAGCGCCTGGGAAGCATTTCGCAAATCTGGCATAGCGAGATAGCCCAGATCTTGCAATTTGTAATAGATAAGTGCTGCTGCACTCATTTGCCCGCCAACATCTTCTTGGCAGTCTCGCCGAGATACTTTGTAAACAATTCTGCCTGTTTAAGTGCCGTTAAAAATACTTTTGGGCGAATGCCCTTGCCAGGGATCAATGCGCCTGTACGAGCCGTGAAGCCAGGATCTAAGATATTTACGACTGACGTATAACGGTCTTTTCTGCCGATTCCAGTAAACCCAATTATCTGGCCTTTTCCTGGACGTTTTATTTTTCCTAAAACATTTTCAAGAATTGCCCTACGGTGAAGCTTTCTGCCTTCGCGGTAGTAAGGCGCAGTAGCCCACTCTTTATACAGCGTCTTTTTTACGATGTTATTCGCTTTCAACATCGCTCTGAATTGCGCTTGCTCTAGCAGCGTCCATTTGATATTGGCTATGCGCTTATCAAGATTTCGCTTTGCTTGAGGTGATAAAGAGACTTGAATCATGCTGCTTCTTCCGCTCTCGTCAATCCAAGCCGGACGAATCGGTGCTTCATGCGGTCATCTTCTATCGATTGAATCTGATATGTGGTCACTACTGCGCCGTCAGTAATCTGCACAATCATTCCATTCTTCAATCCTGGATACCAGGGCGCTTTGATATAGGTCATCTCAACTACAGATTTTCCCATGTTGTTTACTTTGTCGTTCCGCTCTGCGCTTTCGACATGAACGATGGGCGTATATAGAAGCGTTGTTGCGCCGACTATTTTCTGTCCAAGCGTGTCAAACGTATTGACAGCGACGCTAGAAATAGCGGCCTTCACTCGCATCATTCCCATAGGGATCAAATGAGCGCCCCAGTCCTGTGCCTAGCTACCAACATCTGCCAGCCCTTCATATCTGGCGGTGATGGATCATCGCCGCGGTATGAATAAAAGTATCCCACGCGAAGTAATAGCGCCTGCTTTATTTCTGCGTTGAATGCTGTAGTCAACGTGAAGCCGAACGACAGCGGATATGTGTAGTTCACATTGTTTGTCAGTGAAGTACCAACAACGTACGCCGCTGCGCCGTCGAGTTTCACCCAAGCTTCTGTTGGGGTTATTGGTGAGCCTGGCAGGGCGTCCGTAGTAAATGTTGGCTGAATCGTCGTATCTACTGGATTAAAGTAGGGACGGAATACGCCATCATCTGGCTCTGCTAAATAACGCTGGGCAGGGGTCGCAGTAATGAACCCCTGCCCAATGTATTGGTGCGTTACTTCTTCCCACTCGATACATACAGCTTGAACTAATGATGCTATATAAGAATCATCTTCGGTATGGTAAACCCGAAGATGACTCTTTGCATCAGCTGTAGTAATGAGAATCGGCATAGATCACGAGACCTTCAAAGTAACCAATGCATTTCGATCCATGATCTTCCCAGAGCTTCGCGTAGTGGACAAGAATTGAACCTGTCCATTAGCCGCCAGCACGTATGGATTGGCAAGGAATGGAACTGCGTTCATTTCAACAATTCGGTAGCCCTTCCTGATATCGCCGAAGACGCCGTATGAAACACCAGTCGTTGCTGACTGTGGAAGATTTGCAGAAATGTAAACTGGGAAGCCCATGAATGACATTCCTGCACCGTCGCGAGCTACTGAGTAATTCGCACCTTGGCCAAATGTTGGAACACTCGTAGAAGCCTGCGAAATGATTCCCGCCCATGTTGCGACTGGCAAGAGCCAGGAAGAATCAGCAAGGTACGTAGGCAACAGACCAGACGCGTAAACAGCGTTCGTAGCCTCAGCAAGAGTAATGTTTGTACCCGATGCGGTTGCTCTGCTGTTGACATTTCCAACAGTTCCAGTCTGATCGTAGATTGGCTGTGCAAATGCGTTGTATGTGAGATTTGAGTAGCTGAGGTCGCGGTTGTATGCGTGAAGCTCTGCATGCTGGCGAATTGTTTCGCTTGCGACGTCATAGACCATATCTGTAAGAGCTTCATTTGAAACCGTGGTGAAAAAGCCCATTTTTGTAGGCGTAAAGTCCACTGCTGCCGCTGTTACGTCTCTGCTGACGTATGCGCCTGATTCTGCGACTATAGCCGTAGCGACTGCGAATTGTGCAGTCTGGCGGTAGAAGCGAAGCGGTGCGCCGCTGTCCGTTGTGATGACTGTAGCAAGCGGACGAACTACGCTCATACGATCCATCATTTGCTGAAACAGTGGACTAGCTATGGTTGTTGTTGCGCCGAATTCTGCAACGCCTGAAGCTCGCATTTCAAATTCGTTGTTCTCACGGAAGCCGCCAGCAATCCAGTCGCGGAATTCTGTTTTGTGCGAAGCAGCTGGGCGCCCAGTCTCAAGATTTGAAGTAACGCCGCCACCGTCGAGGCGATCACGCAGACCAACGCGACGGATTTCGGAATCCATGTGGTCGAGTTCGTCAAGCATTGCCGCCGCGCGACTTTCATTTGTCGCGTCGAGTTTTACAGTTCCGTTCGTCAGGACGTCAATTTCGCCGCTGAGTGCCTTACGTTTTTCGTACATTTCAGATAGTTTCATAATTTTCTCCAATTTTTGATACGTAGCGCATTGCGCTGGGTGATGAATGAATGAGAACGAGAGAGCGCGCGAGCATCTGCATTTGTTTGCGGATACGCAGCGCGCTCAACGAGTGAAATTTCAGCTAGGTCGACGTCAAGAAGTGTTCGCAGATCGCCGTCGAATTTGTCTTCTCGAACGGTGAAGCCGAACGACATTTGTCGAACCATGCCACGGCGCAAAAGTTCCATAGCGTCTCTGCCTAGCGTGGTGTCTGCTAACAGAGCATCGAAGATCAATCCTTCTTCGTCTGTTCGCATATTGAGCGAGCCGCTAAGTGTTGTCGCTAGTGGTTGGCTACTGTCATGCTGCCAATACAGCGAGATATCTGGATCATTCAGCGAGTTGTTGAAAGCAGCGGGGTCGATCTGCTCGCGCATCTGGCGGCCGCGAATCATCAGCGGAAGCGATGGCACATTGAAGCGCGCTGCATAGCCGCCCACTTTCATGCTGTCCTTATCACCTGGCTCTAATGCGATATCGACTGTGCGGTATTCAATCATTCGATATCTCCTGTTGGTTTGGTCGAGTCTGGCGCTGTGGACGGGGCAGCTGCTGGGGTGAGCTGTTGCTCGCCGCCATCGACATACGCCAGACCCAACATCTCGCGCGCGTCATTCAGCGTCAACGCGCCTGTAGTCGCTAGATCTTTCAAGCTTGCGGCGATGTCGCGCATATTGCCGCGCATCAAGTCGCCGACTTCAAATTTAAGTTTGACGCCTTGCGGTAGAATTTTCGAGCTGAGCGAAGTAGCGAAACGGTCAGCCCATCCGGCTACCGTTCCCTCAACATACTGCCGCTGCATTTCAATCTGTGAGCTGAGCGCGCCGGCATCAGATTGATAAAGCATCTGCGGTGGAATGCCTAGCGCCCGCGCGATTTCCATGATTTGAAATTTTCGATCTTCCAACAAGCCAGGTAGCGCACCGTCACCCACGCGCTCGACGCGTACGCCCTCATCGAGGACTATCGGCCGTGTCGCGCCCTCTGGCGTTATGTGTTTACTGATATACCCGCTGATTAAATCGAGCTTCGCCGTAGTCGAGAGCGTGCCGGGGTGCGTAATCGAGATCTTGCCAACGCGCCCAGACTCAGCGAGTGATGTCGCTACTCGCTCTTGCAGAATGGACAGCGACAGCGCAGAAGCGCAGCGCACGAGTGGACTCACGCAGCTGTAGGGATTCTGCATTGAGCCAGTCCCAGCCATCAGCTGAACTATGTTGAATGGGTCGATCTGTTGCCCATCCATTAGGAAGCGTGGTTCGAATCCAAACCAGACAACGGCAATTCGCCCAGGCAATAGCGGCCATAGCGCGATGGCGTCTCCGCGATTGTCGCGCTGAATAAACGAATAGCCGCAGCCATTGGTTATGGCACTAGCCACCATCCAAGCCCGCCAAGCATGGCCAGATTGATAAGTATTCGCTTCCCCAGTCAATAAAGTAGAAGCAGGACACTCGACGTAGCTGCCATCTTCGCGGCAACACTCGATACCGATTCTGCCAAGGTCAGTACCTAGCAGATTGATCGCTCGAAGTACTGCGGGAATATTGTTTCGAGCGTCTGTAGTCGCTGAGAAAGTGCCGCCGATATCCGTCAAATATGATGACGTAGCAGTATTGTTCCCGAACCATCCTGTAAGGCGGCTGAATACACTCACGCCCGCAACTTATTTGCCCTCAAAAGTTGTCAAGTAAATTGCGAAAATTTATTTGGTAGACTCAATTCTAATTGCAGATTGGTCACTGTCGCCGCAAGGCGATATACCGCAGGCTTATCAAAAGTAAGCGCTGAGACCCTGATGGGGTCGCAAAGACTTGCTAGGCGCAATCAAATGCGACTAGCAAGATTTTTTTTACTATTGAATATCCAATAGTGGGGGATCAGATTACTACGCCGCCTGGCGTCTCATAGCTCGAAACGCGCGCTACGTTAAACCGCTCGCACAGCATCGCAGCCATGCACGAAGCTATAACAGCGTCGATATTCCCAGAGCTGCGCCCCTTCACTGGTCGAACATTGCCAGCATTATCTTGAATAGTTCGTGTTGCGCCTAGGCACGCTCGCAGTACTGGATCCTTCTGATGGGTAATCGTCCTGCCCCTAATGCCGTCAGTCCATAGCGCCCATGCAGGTCCCATCGTGCGTATTCCCTGCTCGACTGCCGTTACGGTTATTCCACGCCGCCGCCAGTCGATCAGCGCCGATTCCTGATGCGCCAAAGGATCTACGCCAACGTGCCGCACAGAATATGTAGCGCTGAGATCCAGTACCGCCGCCTCGATCACGTGCATATCGTGAATCTCGCCACTCATCTGGCGTAGGTGTCCCTCGGCTACCCATTGCCGTAGAGGTTGGTGGCATCGCTTTTCATCGCCTACAATGTCCTGTCCTGCCCACCAGTGAATCAGTTTGTATCTATACCGCTCTGCTTTCACGTCGAATACGGCGAGACAAAGGCTAGATAGGTTCGCATGGTCGCCCAGCTGCGCGCCGCGCGCTAAGTCAATCGCAATTACAGCAGGGGCGCCGCGCAATGAGTCCCAGTCAATTACTTCTATCATCTGCCTGTCCAAGATGGACAAATCCATAGCGCCGCTGAGACGGTCATTATGCCTAGCGAGAATCTGCATATCACATTCCGCTACTTGCTCTGGATCATGCGTACCCATCATTGCCTCGATAGACGCTTTCATATTCGCCGGCTGAACAGTCACGCCTAGCGATGGTTGCGCCTTGATCCAGTTGTCCTCATCGAGTGCGTCATCTTCAGAGTCCAAGCCAAACAACATTGCACGCCACCCAGCCGGACACTCAGCGCCTTGGACATAATGCGCCTGCAATGCTGACCAGTACGGCCAGATAGACCGCGTGCGCTGTCTAGCGTCTGGCGTCGATATGCAGAGCATTTGGCTAGCGACGTCCTTAGATAACCCTGTGACCACGCGCCCGAAGCCCTTTTCCATGCGTGCGACTTCATCAGCCACTATAAGCCTTGCTGATATGCCATCCATAGCGGACTCTGTGCAGGGCAGGGCACGCATAACAGAGCCTTGGCAGCGGATCCAGCCGCCTTGGTTGCTGATTGAAGTGGTATCACTAAAAGTCACGTCTGGATCAAGTGCCCTAGTCATGGTGCGTAGACGGTCGAAGACAATGCAGGCTGCTCTAAGGTTGGGGGCAACTGCGTAATACTGCTGCGATGCGCCGCCTGTCATCATCACATAGGCGAGCAGCGACGCCGCTAGCTCAGTCTTCCCGGCGCCGCGTGCAACGACCACTAGCAGCGCCTTACACTCTGGATCCGCCAACAGCTGCGCCGCTACTGTCCACTGCCAGGGAAGAAGTACCAAAGGCTTGCCCGCATTACTTCCCGCCGCCTGAGTGACCAGCGCTACGAAGTCTGCGTACGCCTGCACCTTTTCCCAGCGCCAGTCAGAGAGCAGCGGCGCCGTAGCGACTGCCCATCCGTGCAAACTGAGATTGCTTTTTATATTTCCTGCGGCGACATCTAAAATATATTTCTCAACGATGTCGCGAACATTTATTTTTTCTGCGGCAATTATTTTATTTTTTTTGGTTGCCATTTAATTCTTGCGCCCAAACTCGCCCGATTATTGGTAGATTTTGGATACTTCCAAGGCTG